CTAGCTGTTTCATCTTCTTTCTTGTATATCACAGTAATGACTCTTGATGCATCATCCGAGCTGCATTGTGTTGTTATCACTAATTTTGCTTCAGGATATCTGGTCTTGATGATCTTGGAAAATGCTGCCTTTGTTTTGTTACTAACCCAATTCAAATGGCAAGAATGAACAAGAGAAGAAGTATAATGTAAAATTCCTTGCATAAAATTGCTTCTATTTTTCAGCAAAACAGTCTGTTTATCTATTAAGTCATTATCAGGAGAGTCCAAACCAAAGAACTGATTCTTCAACTCATTCATTCCATTATCAGTCGACAAAACTTCTGGGTTGTCAACAAACAATTCTAACAACTGAACGGGCAACTCAAGCTTTTTGCCTGTCACTAAGTTGAGACAGCTCATGATCATAGGCAAAAATTCTGGCAACTCTGATAATGCTTCATTGTAAAAAACTCCAAAGACTGGCATTACGAACCTTTGACACCATGTTGTGGCGTCTGCTGAATCCGAACTGGTCTGTTCTTCAAAATCCTTGCCTTTTAGCCTCCTTGTCTTAGCATAATGATTCGGAATAGCTTTTAGTTTTCTATCTCCTTTGGTTAAGTATTCATTTGGCATCAAATCACACAGAGATCTACTTATCTTTTCTAAGAACAAGATCAAGATTCTTCCCATGATGGATAATACAAAAATCTCTCTTGTCCCAGTTTTCTGCATTTTCTTGAATAAATTTACAATGAATCCTCCATACTTCTTAAGCATGTCAGCTATTAATGTCATCTTGACAAAGGGGCAACAAGTCTCACTACCAACTTCATCTATAACTTTTAAAATAGCAGCTAGACACTTCTTCCTAGGCTCTTGAACAAACTCGCTTAATTTCATTAGTTCAGTCAGATGTTTGTATTCAGCACTAGCTTTGTAAGTTGCCAATTCTTCAAAGGAAACCGATGCTAAATCTTTCATGATCTTCTCTCTTAGAGAAGCGTTGCTAATGCCCTGATTCTTGATTGTCATTTTCATCTGAAAACCAAGATGCCTCATATGTTCCTTTGAGAATTCATGACTTTTGTAATCTTTTGGCCATTTGACATTTTCTGCTTCTGATGATCTGTCTTGTTTCATCATGTTGATGTCGCATTGTCTCAGGTTAAGTTCTTCTGACACAACCTTGGAGAAAATCTTCAAGAAGCCATGAATAGTCTCACCTTTTTCAACTTCATGAAGAACACCTATGTAAGCTAAGTTTAAGCAAACTTCTAGTGTTTGAACTGGCCTCTGACTGATGAAAGAAATCAAATCAGAGAATGAATCTTTACTGGGCAAGGCTTTCTCTGCTAGATCATCCAGTTTCTCAGTGCCACTATTTTCTAAGAGAACTTCTTCTTCTTCTTCATTTTCATCAATTTGAGAATCATCTCTGTTTATAGGTTTTGGAGGCTTGTCTATCATTGACTTAAAAGCTTTCTCAACACCATTTATGATGTACACCAATAGCCTGCTTCTCAGAATCTTTGGAAATTTAGACAAAACAACAAAAGGATCAATCCTATTAACATTGATAGCATGCATGTACATGTACCTAGTTTGAATTATGGTAGAACTGGTTTGTTCTTTATTTTCCATTAGGACAAGAAGTGAGAGCATGAACTCTTCATGTAGCTCTATTTGTAGAGAGAAGTCTTTGTTATTCATGTCCGAATATAGGCTAAGCAAAGCAAAAGATTTTGCCACTATAGTCAACATGGGGTTTATGTCATGCATGCGAGTGCTTTGAATCCTTATAGTGCTGAACTTTTCATTGTAATCTATCATTTCACAGAAAGGTAGAAGAGACTTGGCATTCAGGCAATCATTTTCAATTAGTATTGTCCAAAATGAGTGTTTTGTGCTGCCAGTATTCTTCTGCAAAAGATAAACATTGTATGGTCTAATCTTTGAAATTATCCATTGGTTAGGTTTAGTGGGCTTTCTTAAGTTAAGATTAAGTTCAGAAAACAAACATTGAATGAATGATAGGGCATGAAACAATGGTGTTGCTGAATACTTAGCAAAGTTCCTCATTCCACTGTGGTCCTCTTCTTTAGAGTGGTAATCAAAAATCCTCTTTTGCAAAGGGTTGAAATCTTCATGTATCTGGGATAGCATTGTCCTTTCAGATATAAAGTCACTGATATCACTAGTGTCTGTGGATAGAGAAAATGATTTCTTGTCTTCAGACCTCAAAGCCATCATTTCTGGTTCTCTTCTAAGTGCTTTAGCTCTAACTCCTCTGGATGCAAATTCATGATTGTCGAGATCTGTTATCGTATAGTTGATCCTGTGTGCAAGATGTTTTTCCTCTTTCCTAAAATCATCCTCATATCTTTTAAATTGGTCCAAACTCTTAAACTCTGTCTTTATGTAATTAACTGATGTCTCATGTGTGTATAGATTGTCAGAGTCTTGACATATTGCAGATTCCCACAATGAGCACAATCCGGATTGCAAATTATTGGTTGGCCTTCCAAGTATGCTAGGTCTGATATCGCAACATTTTCTATTAAACAATAAGAAAGGAGCATTCACAACCTGCTTCATATTGTTTTTGAAGGGACCAACTAGAGATGAACTGTACACAGAGAATCTTTCTTTTGCTACTTTTCTAGAATAACCTCCAGCCACTTCTTTCCTAAGAAGACTAGCTATCTCTTTCTTTAAATTTGTGTGAGCATCTGATCTAAAAGTTTCTCTTTCTCTATATGATACGGATAAATCATCATCTATAATTGGCAAGAACGGATTGTTCAACACACTGGATAAGTTTTGCAAGTCTTCACTAGTCGTTTCACTTTCATATAAGGGCTTGAATCCTAATCTTCTACAATTGTTTTGAGCTTCTAGACCTAGTCTATAAGATCTCACCAAGTTCAAGATCACTTCTTCTGACAAACTCATGTTCGATGTGACAGCTGAAGGTCCAATAGAAACTACTAGAAATTTGGATTGTAGACCAAGCAATTGAAGCCTTTCTTTGTATGTGCTATACTTGGCATAAAATAAGGGTTCTGTTTGACCTGTTATTGTTGTTCCTAGTTCTAAGATGCAGATAACCCCCTCTGAGTCTTTGAACACAACATCTGGAGAAAAATCATTATTTTCAGTTTTTCTTGTTCCTAAAAATTCATACATTTTCTTATCTTCCAGTCCTGAATTTTCCTTAAAATAGGATAAAGGCAAATTGTGGGGTAATTGAGTCAGTTCTCTAACTGAAAGCCAAGCTTTGTTGTCATCTGGACTAGGTTTCTTCCAGGAGCTAACAGATCCTAACCCTCCTGTGACAGGTCCAGAAGTGTCATTCTCTATTATGAAGATTTCATTTTCTCTAGTTATGTTAAATCTTCCATGATCGAATTCAACATCTACCACTTCTGTTTGAGGAATGTCTTCTCCTCCAATGAACAATGAGCATCTATCAAAGAGAGATACAGTTAAAGCGGTGGGGGTGTCCATTTTATTTTTATGTCTCGTATTTTGGAAGTATTCAGAGTGGAGATTCAGATATAAGTTGTATAA